TTGACAAAATGTATAAACTCGAAAAAGAGATAAGAGAAGTATTTAACCGTATCAGAAGTAAAATACCGAAGTCGAAGGACGACGTTCGTGCGGTCTTGCTCGAACGTAAATTAGAAAATCTCAAAAAGTGGTACACAAGACTTCGTAAACTCGAACGTGGCTGCATAAAGTTGATGGCAAAAGTTAATTATAAAAATATTTCTCCGAAACTTGTATATGTCAGTCCGGAGACGAGAGACTTGTGGTTTTGGTATCGTAACATTCTTTCAAGTGCACCATTTACGCATCGACCCGGTCGAGCATTATATTTATTTTGCATTGATGCAAATACAAACGGCATAATCGGAGTGCTTGATATTGGTTCCGATGTTCTGATTTTAGGACCGCGTGAGAAATACATCGGCTGGACTTTGAAACGACGGAATCACGGCGGACTGAATTTTCTTGCAAACGTCGGTACGTGTGTTTGTGTAGCACCATTCGGATTGCTAACCGGCGGTAAGTATCAGATAGTCGCTATCACGTCTAATCGAATCCGCAAAGATTGGCACAACCGATACGGAGAAAAACTTGCCGGTATGTGCACGACTTCTCTTTTCGGAAAATCATCTATATACAACCGAGTTAAGGAATGGGAATATATCGGTGATACACCCGGCGGCGGTGTCAGTCATATCAACGAAGCAGATTGGAAACTCATTCGTGCGTTTATGAAGGAGAATAATTTATTAAGCCGTGCTCACGGCTTCTTTGGAATGGACTCTAAACTTTTAAGTCTGTTTGCTATTTGTAACGCTCTCCATATTCCAAATGAGACAATTAAGTCACAGCAACAACGCGGAGTATATATGAGTCTATTTGCAAAAAATAGTCTTTCAGTTCTACGTGGTGAATCGAAGCAGTTAAGATGTCAAGTCAACAGACCTGAAAACAGTGTTCGTGACTGGTGGCTCAACCGTTGGTATTCTATGAGATTGCCAAAAAAGATTGACGAGATTCAATCATTCGATTTTAATTCTTATCTTATCAATAGTCAGATAAAACATTGTGAATCAGTAATAAGCGGGGCAAGCAAAGATAGCGTTGCGACTGTCAATCCAGACAGTAGAGGCCGGTGCAAATCCGTGCGTCCTGCTATTTCTACGTAATCAAATATGGCGTTACCGTTAACTCTAAAAAAACGTGAACAACTGTTTCAAGCGTGGCTGAAAAAGAAGTCTATCGCACAAGTTTCGAGGAAGTTACGGGTTTCTGAACCTACAATTCGCAAATACAGGCGGCTCGACCGTTGGGATGAGCGGTTGCTGAAAATCGAACAAGACGCTCAAAAAAAAACGGATACGAAAGCTAAGCAGGAGTTCGAGAATAACCTCACCGTCGCTGAGCACGTCAAGAAAAGCTATCTTGTTCAGCTTATCGGCAGAACGTCAACTAAATGCCCGAAATGTGGAGCGGTTGTCTATGTTACAGTTCCGAAAATCAAAGCTGCTTTCAGGGATATTATGCCGATTTTGCAGTACATCGACGAACTACGTAAGGATAAGCAAGCTGAGGATAGACCGAAACTTATAAAAAGTCCGTTCGATATTTCAAAAATTTCTCAGAAATAATTTTGCAATCCATTCTGAGCGGTTTTACGTTAAAAAAAGAGGTGATTTATATATGCTGAAAGATGAAGAACAAGACCGTTGCCGAATAATCCGGAGAGAAGCAAATCAGTTATCGGCGGTCGTAACGGAGTTTCAACAGGCACTCGGTGACTGTCGGAATATCTTAGAACAAATGTATACACGTGCGTTGGCAAATCTCAATCAGCTTGAAAAATCGACGAGTAATTTGTCGAACGAGCTTCTCGAAATTGGGAAAAAATCTGTCGAGAAATTGAACACGAACGGAGAAAAAGATGTCGGTTGATTTGCGTGAAAATTGCAGTATGCATTTGAAGATGAACGATAATGCAGCCAACAAAACCGTGTTGAATTCTATATCTGGACATTCAGATGGTACGGCACAACGCAATACAAATATCCTATCATCTGCCGGAAAAATAAATCAATCATTGAGAAGCGATGATGCCATCCCAGACTATATAACAGTTTTGGATGGTGCATACGGCATAATGAGCTTTGCGGTAGCTTTCTGGGTTAAATTATCAGATTATAATAATGATGGTTCTTTTGTAGTTCAAAGGACTGATAGTGGTAATGAAGGGATTTGGGCTGTCCGTTTTAGTGCTGCAAAGCGAATTCATTTTTATGACTACGATGCTGGATATGGAATTAACTTGCAGACAGATATAAATGCCATACCCGATGATGGGGATTGGCATCAAATTATTTGTCAGCGTGTTCACAATACAAATGCAAGTGCCCATATCTGGATTGACAATGGCAATACCCTTTATGCCTCACAAACAGGCAGACCCAAAAAATCAATACAAACACACCCTACTCACATCGGTGCGAACTTTAGCGGAGGCGACCCTATAGACGCTTATTTTGATTGCTTTGGTTTTTGGGTTGATAAAGTTTTAACACAAGCCGAACGTGATTTTTTGTGGAACAGTGGTTATGGAACTGAAAAGCTTATGGATATGTCAATCGGTTTAACTTCATTATATTCAAAATCTTCTTTGATAGGAACTCCAAGCAGCAAAAGCAAGTTGATTGCTGTACCGTCAAGCAAATCGAGGTTAACAATCAGCACAATAGGAGCGAAAAAGGCTTATGGCTGAACTAACTGACAAAATCTTTATAGGGAGTGACACCTTATTTCAAATCACCGGATTAAAGGACAACGATACCGGTTCATATATCAACAACGCGGATTCGGTAAAGGTTTCGATTTTCAAACCGGAATTAGGTTCTATCACTGCCGGTTCTGCGGTAGCTTTACACAAGTTATCTTTTACGAGCGGCGGAGTCCACGTGCCTACTCTCGGTGATACTATCGTCGGAGTTACGAGCGGAGCAACGGCTGTAATAGAACAAATTGAAGTATCGTCCGGAACGTGGGCTGGCGGTGACGCAGCCGGTGATTTGCATATATCATCGCAGATCGGAACATTTAGTGCCGCCGAGGATATGGACGGACCTCAAGTCGCAATCAGTTCGTTCGAAGATGCCGGTGGCGGAGAAGTTCAGGCAAACTGTGCGTCCGCTCACGGTGCGTTGACCGGAGATTCGGTCGAGATAACCGATACGACTAATTACAACGGCACTTATACAATTACGAAGGTCGACGATACAAAGTTTAAGTTTACAAAAGCGTGGGTAGTGACGGAGACCGGTAACTGTCATCTTGATAACTTTGCAACGATAACTGCTGATTCAACGAAAAATCAACGGACGAAAATTCCGGCAACGGCACACGGTCTCGATAGCAGCGATTTTATTCGAATTGAGAGCACAGACCAGCATAATGACCAGTACGATATTGAAGCGATTAGAGACGCAGACAACTTCATTATCGACAAAACATACGTCGCCGAAACGTTTGACGGCGACGAGGGATTCTATGTCGGTCTGCCGAACGGCAAGGATATAAGTTTGACTTACATACCGACTTCATCGGGTAATTATAAAGGGACAATTCCGGATAATATCGGCGGTTTGTTTTCAACGGAAAAGCACTTTGTTTTTGTCGAGGTCGTATACGGTTCAGTGATACTTTTGCTGCGTTTAGAATGGCAAGTTATTTATCAGACAAAAACGGGTTAAAAAGGGTTTTAAGATGAGCTATAATCCTACTATAAAAGATGTTCACGATGTCGTCACTAAAACGCACGAAATGATTGTCGAACTCTTTCAGTGGAAAGGGACGATAGACCAACGCTGTGAGAACAGAGGGCAACAAATACAAGAATTGAAAGACGTAACCTTCGGTAACCCGACTCCGGATACCGGACTGGTGACAAAGGTTCAACAGTTAAGCAACTGCAAAAAAAGCAGCAATCAGTCACGGATAAATACCCGTGAGTTCTGGAGACCGATTCTGCAAAGGCTGATTGTGTGGGCTATTATCGCAATTGTAGTTTTCGGATTGTTACTTTATAAAAAACACGGTTAGGAGATTTTGTTATGGTATTCGGACGCGGAAAAGAAAAGGCGGAGAAAAAAAGTTCGCAGCCTAAAAAAGAGACTGCACAGCTTAACACAAAACCGGATGCAGCAAGCAAACGGTCTATGAAACAAGCACAAGCCGCATTCTTGCGTGAACCATTGTCATCGATTCAGCAAAGTAAGTTAGTGACACTGGTAGCACAGATAATAGAACTGCGGACGGACAAAAATACAACTGTCAACGACTTGCAAAAAGCAATCCCGAAATGGGAAAAGATACTTGACGAACTGAAAATATGAAGATTGAGCTTGCAGCCGAACCGGTTATAACACCGAATCCGGGCGGTCAAGAAAAATTTGCAAATGATTGGCAGCATTTTATCGTCGGTCTCGAAGGCGGTTGGTATTCCGGTAAAACATTTGCCGGTTCAGGGAAGGAAGTAACCGGACATATCTACAACGCATTTGACGATTCCGGTGAACCGACTTATATTCCGAGTCTGTGCGTAGCACCGACATACAGCAATGCTATGGACTTCTGCGTACCACATCTGCAGGACAGATTACAGGAAGCAAATATATCTTACCGTTGGTGCGGTAGCGGTTCGATAACCGGCGGTCGTTACTCCGGACCTGCTTTGATTCTGCCGGATTTGGGGACAAAGTACAATCCGAGCGTCATCTTGATACGGTCTGCGGACGTACCGAAACGAATTACAGGCTTTACGGTCGCTATCGCGTGGGCGGACGAACCGGCTCGGTGGAAGTCAGACCCGTATAATCCTCTGAATGACCCGTTCATACAGATGCTCGGTCGTGTCAGACAGCCGCACGAAAAAAGTGTCAAAAAAGCAAAACTCTTACAGGTTATACTCACTTATACAAACGAGGGTGACACCACGAAAGTTTACGAGGAAATGCACGCAGGGAAAACCGACAGGGCATTATATCGTTCACCGACAAGTGAGAACCCGGCTGCACAGGATTTTTTACGCAGACAACAAGGTATTCTAACCCCGGAACTTGCCGAGCAGTATCTTATGGGCAAAGCTGCCTCATTCGGAGGCGGCAAGGTATACTCTCAATTCGATATGGACTTGCACGTCAATCCGAACGTCAAGCTTAGACAAGGTCTGCCGTTACAGATTACACTTGATTTTAATATCGTTCCGGGTATGCACGTGGAGATAGGTCAATATCACGGAGACCTCGATTTATTTACGACTGTTTATGAGATACACGGACCTCGAATGGATGTTATTCAGGCTGCCAATCACCTTATTTTGTTATTGAAAAAGCTAAGATGGAACTGGCAGGAATCCGGACCTCTGGAGATTTTCGGTGATGCAACCGGACAAAGCGAATGGGCTGGCACCGGACAGAGCTGCTACTCTATTTTGCGGCAACATCTTAAACAACAAAATATCCCGTATCGAATCCGCGTACCACGGTCAAATCCATTAGTCGTTGATAGAATCAATGCCGTCAACTGTGCCTTGAAAGATTATACCGGTAAGATGCACTATCAAATCCATCCTCGCTGTGAAAGACTTATCGAGGACTTGCGAAAGATGATGCGTGATAAATTCGGTGAAATTGCTCTTACAGACCGCAAATTAAGTCATCCGAGTTCTGCTGACGGTTATCGGATTTGGTTCGTTCGGCCAATCCGTATAGAAGGTTCCGAAATCGGCGGTCGAATCATAACAGGCTAAGGAGTTTCAAATGGCAAAACAGAATCAAAAACCGAAGCTACCGGAAAAAGGAGAGCGTACAAAAACCCAGACATACGTTGCTGATGTTGCCGGTGTCATTAGTTCGTTTGCCGGTTACGGACAGGCTGCAATAGGAACTTATAAAACGTATCGCACGATGAGGGCTAATCCGACAATAGCTCTTGCTCGTTCGGTCGCGACCGCTCCGATTAGAACCGCGATGTGGTCTGTTGTGACAGCCGATGAGGTCCCAGAAGATATAAAAGTTCTCGTTGAAAAGCAAATCGGCTCGGTATGGTCTCAGTTAATCAAGAATGTTCTATATGCTTTGGATTACGGCTGGTCACCGTTTGAAAAAGTCTGGAATATCAACGATGAAGGAAAACTTATCTATGAAAAACTCAAACCGTTGTTGGTTGACGTATCCGTTCCGTTAGTCGATAAAAAAACCGGAGTCTTTGAGGGCATTCGTAATATGGACGTGGATTTACCGCCGGTGAAATGTTTCGTTTTCACTTATGACGGGGAGGCAGGAAACATCTTCGGTCGGTCTCGGCACGAGAATATCCGTAGAACGGCGTGGCATCACTGGCAGGAAATTTCAGAACGACGCGGAAAATACGCAAAGAAAACAGCCGGTATAATCCCGATTGTCGAATATCCGGAAGGTGAGGGACAGGACGAAACCGGCTCGACAAAATCTAACTGGGAACTTGCTAAAAAGGTTCTGTCAAATTTAGGTATGGGTAACGGTGTCGCGATGCCGAATACGATGGCAGCTTTTGCCGGGGACCTTGCCCGGTCTGGTATAGACATCACTCAGCTAAAGGCGTGGCATATCGAATTTCTCGAATCTAAAGGGGCACACGCAAGAGGATTCACCGATATGCTTCGGCATTTGGAATCTCTTATGATGCGTGGCTGGCTCATACCGGAACGTGCAGCGACCGAAGGTCAGTACGGAACGAAGGCAGAATCTGAGACGCAGGCGGAACTTGCCCTTGTGATTGCGGATTTGGTATTCCTTGATATCTTGGAGGAAGTCAGCAAGCAAATCGTCAATCCGTTAGTGACATACAATTTCGGTCAACACTATAAAGATTCCGTCTGGCTTGAACGCGGCAGTATTGACCCGATTCAGCGAATCTTTTTCAAGGAGATTATCAAGGCCGTCCTCGGTGAAAAATCGAACATCGATTTGTTCCTGCAATGGATTGATGTAAATTCGTTACTCGATACTGTCGGTCTGCCGAAAGCAACCGAAAAAATCCCAACTGAGGAAAATATAAGCAAGAAAAAAGAGCAGACCGACGATGAAAAAAACCGCGAAGATATTGAGGAGCAAAGTCGTTCACCCGGACGAATGGAGAAATGGGTGCGTAAGATTTTCAGCAAGGCAAAATGAATAGTAGAATCCGACAATTCCGACAATTCCGACGCGACAAAAACCGGCTTGTAAGAATCGGTATGCGTGAGGCAAAACGTATCGGTGTCAATGCTCGTATCGCAGGTATCCGGGCATATATCGGTCCCGGTGATGTCGGTACTGCCGTCTTTCAAGAACTACTCGAACTCGAACCGTTGATACTTGACGCGTTGATTGCCGCTCACCTGTACGGTCGACGGCGTTCCGTTCTGACTGCGGCAGATTATATGCGTAGACATCAAATCGGCTTAGGTCCGTACGATACCGCTACGGAGTTCGTCAAAAGATGGCTCGACATTCCGGAGATGCGTCTTGTTGCATTAAGAGGGAAATATGGCAACGAAGCAACACACGTGACACGGAGGCTCGGTATGGCGGTTGAGAACAAAGCACGAATCGCGGTTGCTGAAATTGTCGAACGCGGTATGCACGTCCGCGAAGGAATATCACATCTGCGTACTGCCTTTACGAACGCCGGGATCGAGGCTGCTCATCCGTGGCTCATAGAGACCTTGGTTCGCACGCAGATTGAAGTCGCGTATGGTGCCGGTCGTTGGAACGCGAACGAATCCTCGGAGATACAGGAAATTCTCTGGGGCTACGAGTACGTGACCGCCGGAGACGATAGAGTCAGGCCGAGTCACGAGGCACTTGAAGGGACTACTTTGCCGAAAGATAGTCCGATGTGGGATAGTATCTGGCCTCCGAACGGTTTTTGCTGCCGTTGTGATTGCAACGAGATTTTCAAGGACGAAACATACGCGGAAAAGAGACCGACGTCAATCGAGCGGGACGGCAAGATTTATGAGCCGATACCCGACAGAGATTGGGACGTAAATTACGGTAAAGTCTTTGCAGATATGCTTGTATGAAAATTTTCAAAAAAATTTGAAAAATTATTGGAATTCCGTTTTTTTCTGACTTAGTTTCAAATTAGAGCAAAAAATCTGAGCACAGGCGGTTAGCTACCGTCGAGATGCTATACCCATCGAAGCTCGGTATAGGGGCTGTCGAAAATGACAGCCCTTGTTTTTTTGAAAGGTGAAAAATGCCCGTACATTGTGCTCAAAAAAACGATGTTTGGCGGATTGTCGATTCAAGCGGCAACATCGAAAAAACGATTAAGGGCAACCCAGTCGACGGAGGCGGTCACGATTCGAAAGAGGCTTGTCAAAAACAAGCTGCTGCAATCAATAGAAATCTGAGCAACGTTTATGACGAGTTGGCTGTTTGGACACAAAAGTACATAAACGATTTGCCGGACTCTGCCTTTCTCTATATCGAATCCGGTGGAAACAAAGACGGTGACGGGAAAACCGTACCTCGCTCTCTCCGGCATTTTCCGTACAAAGACGCTAACGGCAAAATCGATTTACCTCATTTACGTAATGCAATTGCTCGGATTCCACAGAGCAATCTGCCTCAAAACGTCAAAGACCGCGTGCAGGCAAAAGCACGTCGTATGCTTGAACAGCAAAAACAAGGAAGTTCGTTACCGTTTTATGGCATCGGCGTTGAAGGAGATTTACCGTTTGCGGTTAGCAGTGTGAAGGAAAAAGACGGAGAAGACCCGATTCAACACTTCAAGAAGGACGCATTGCCAATCGGCGTTTATACTCATCCTCTTTTCGGCTGGAAACTCGATGTAACCGAGGAACGTCTCAATCATTTTCTATCAGCTTTTAAGATGATGCGTCAAAACGGAGTAGATGTTGAAGTTCCGTTAGACCACAGCCGCTCGGCTGCTGACAATCTCGGTTATGCGGTCGATGCGATGATTGAAACCAATCCGGAAAACGACAACAAAAAAACTTTGTCATTCATTCTCGAAATACGCGGTCACGATGCTATCGATATTGTAAAACGCAACAAGAACGTCAGCGTAGCTATTGACCGAGAGTATAAGGACGGTAAGGGTAACGCATACGGAGAGGCAATCGTTCACGTTAGTATTGTTCAGCAGCCGGTCGTGCCGGGTCAAAGTGATTTTGAAAGCGTCGACAAAGCGGCGGCACGCGGTTCTGCTGAGAAAATACCTGTATTTACGTTATCAAGTCTAAGTAAGGAGACTGAACAAATGGATGAAAAAACTTTAGGGCAACTCAAGGAACTTCTTGGTGCCGGTGACGACTTGACCGCAGACAACGCTGTGCAAAGACTCAAGGAACGTTTCGAGCAACAAGACGAAAAGATAGCTAACCTGAGTCAAGAAGTCGTTGACCTCAAAGCTGAAAAGGAATCCACCGGCGGTACAAAGCAAAAGGCTGCGAGCATAGACCCGAATCTTGCGGAGCAAATCGCTGATACGCAGGAGAAACGTTTTGCGGAACTGGTCAAGACCGGAAAAATTACGCCTGTGGTCAAGGACAAACTATGTGCAATTCTAATCGGCACAAAAGGAGAACGCAAAATTGCTATGCTGTCACTACGCGGAGAAAAAGCTGAACAACCGTCGGTAGCAGATGAGATTTATACAGCATTGAAGGAAAACGACCCGGTAAAACTCGGAGAGATGACGAAACGTCAGGTTGTCGACCTCTCCCGTAGTTCACCGGACGACAGCGATGAAGTCAAGCCGGACGAAAAATCCAAAGAAGCGATGTTGATGGGTGCTGGCATTGACCCACAGAAACAAAAAACCACGTAACGTTTTTAATGTTCAGGATGTTTTGAAAATAAAAAACAACTTTTTATAGGAGATTTTCAAAATGCAAGTACCAGGAATTGGAACTACAAGAAGCACGACACCGCGTCAGATATTCGCATCGCTACTCGGTGCAATGTTTTTGCCGGGCGGTCGGGTTATTGACGGTTCTGAAAGTCGAGACCCGCTTAATACCGGTGATGTCGATGTGCTCCGTCCCGGTATCGTTATGGGTAAGCGGTCTAACAACGGTCTGTTTGCTCCGAGTATCATCGGTACTGTCACCGCTGCTATTACAGCCGGTGCCGCAACCGTTTCTGTCAGTGTCGCGACCGGAACTGAACTCGACCGACGTATCAAAGCCGGTGGTGTTTTCAAAATCGTAGGTCCGACTACGGACGGCGGCGATGATGTACGGGCTTTGACATTCAGTTATTCCGGAACGGCTAAAGCCGGAACGATTACGCTTGCGACAAACGCGGCGGTTGCTGAGGTTCAGACATCTACTCTCGATGCCCTTATGACCGCAGGAACGTTCACCTTGAGCTACAAGGGCTATACGACTGCTGACATTGCTTTCGATGCTACGACCGCTCAGATTCAGGCTGCTCTCGACGCATTGCCGTCCGTCAATACCGGTGATATTACCGTACAAGGTGCACACGAACCGGATACCGAACTGACTTGTACGTGGACGTTCGCTACTACTCTCGGTGATGTGCCGATGCTCAGTATGGATATAAGTGCCGCGACAGGTCCGACAACCTGCACTTTTGTCGAGACGACTCCGGGTGAACTGGCCGGTGCTGCTACTCCGGGCGTGACGTGTGTTCAAACTATCGATGCAACCAATATGGCTGCTGGTGACAAGTATGTATTGAAGCTGACCCATCCGGATACCGGCGTAGTTTACCACACGAAAGAACTTGCCGGTGATACATCTACGGCAAATATCGAGACTGAACTTACGACCGTAGTCGGAGCGAACGATATTGCAGTTAGCGGTACAGTTCCGACAGGGATTATATTTACTTTCGATGATGTTTCTCACAACTGGGCTAATCGACCGGTCCCGCTTATTGAAATCGACATTACTACACCGGTTCCTACCGCTACTCTGCGTCCGACAGTTACAATGACTACCGCAGGTGTCAAGGGAACGTTCCCTATCGGCAGTTTGATTATGCCAGCAGACGGCTCAGAAAACCCACTCTGTCTTATCGGTCATCCGGATACCGGAATCAAGGTCACCGATGTAGACGGACTTAGCGTTGACGTACAGTTCTCTAAGCCGGTTATCGGCGGAATCATAGCTTCTCAACAGATAATCAACTATCCGACGGAAAGCTCTCTGCAAAAGTGGCTCAAAGCCACGATGAACAACGCGGTCGGCGGTCGATTTGTCTTCAATGACGATTTTCAGAATCTAATCTGATTCACGCTTGAATCAGCAGGCAATTTCCAAGAAAGAAAAACTTTTTTAAGGGACGAAAAAAATGTCAAAACCAATAGAAGAAATTTTACACTTCGAGAACATCATTGCGACGATTGAGGCAGTGAAGCGAGGTGTCCCGGAAGGTATCATACCGGACGCGATGTTTCGACCGACAAAAAGTTTCCTCGGCAACGTCGGCTATTATTTCAAAGTCACAAGCACCCGGCAGGTCGCTCAGGCGGTAATGTACGGCTCACCGAGCAAGGCGGTCAAGATGGCCGGTGTCAGCAAGGTTCCGGTAACATTATTGCACGCCTACGAGCACTTTGACCACGACCCGAATCTTGTCGCGGTTTTGAAAAGCACCGACGATACCATACAACAGATGGGAGCACAGGAAGTCGGTCGTCAGGCAGGAGAGTTTACTAAGCGGTTCTTGAATCTGCGGAAGGCCGCGTGGTACTGTGCACTCTCTAAGGGCAAGATTTACCTCGACGATGAAGGCAATCTACTGAATAGTTCAAAGGGTGCTGCGATAATTATTGACTTCGGCGTTCCGGATGGCAACAAGAATCAGCTTAATGCTCTCGGCAAGGGCGACATTATAACCGCATCTTGGGCGACTGCGACAACTGACATTCCGCTGCAAATCGCCGGTATACAACAAGCATCCGCTCAGTTGACCGGTTATCGGATTACGACAGCGTATTACGGCAAGAACATTCCGAGCTATATCGCGAAAAATACAGCTATGAAAGAGTTTCTCAAGATGAATCCGGGCAGTAATCAGGCGGTTCGACGCGGAGAGATTCCGGACGGCTTTATCAACTTGCAGTGGCGAGAGGCTTATTCGGCATTTTACGCCGACAAAAGCAACGTTGCTCAGCAGTTGTGGGATGACGATATGGTCGTCTTTACGCCTGATGACACCGACTCCGGCTGGTGGGGATTCTTGCAGGGCAGCTATGGTGTACCTACGAATATCGGGCAGATTTACGGTGACGCGATGGCAGCGTTGAACAGCGTTCGAACAGTGTTCGGTATGTTCGGTTATGCAGCGATTACGCACGACCCGGTCGGAATTTGTCAATATGGCGGAGATACGATGCTGCCGGTAATCGCAGTTCCGAAGGCAATCTTTATCGCCGACGTAACTGTGTAATAAGACGGTAAGTTAAAAACGTATCCCTTGTGCGTTTTGTAAATGGGCGTGGGGTTTTTGATAGCTCCTTGCTCCACGCCTGTTTGTTTTGAATTATGTCTTACGCGACGCAAAGTGACATCGAGAACGTTTTCGGCAAAGATAATGTTGCCAAATGGAGCAACCTCGAAGGTGAATCAGACATCGATACTATCCGGATAGCGGCAGCGTTAGCTTATGCAGCCGAAGATATCGAAAACCGGTTTCGTAACGGCAAGTATGCGATACCGTTTTCTCCGGTGCCGGTTGTAATCAAGCATTGGGTGTCTACCTTAGCCGGACTTTGGCTGTTTGAATCTCGACCGGATTACAAGAATGCAAGGGAAGAGCAAATCGCGGGATTCAAGGATATGCGTGACAACCTCGATATTGAAATTGAAGCATATGTATCCGGTCAACGACAGTTAACAGCAAATAAACGCAGAGGTAGTCAACAACCGAGTGCTCCGACGGTGATAACGTAATGGGCAAAAGAAAAGTTCAACGGAAGAGACCGAAGTCACTTACCAAGGTCGGTAAAGCAAAGGCTGAACAAGGTCGCATCGAAAATAAAAAAATAACTCAGCCGGTAGAGCAGAAGTTTATGATGTTGTATCGATTGCGGACGGAATGTCAAAGATGCGGACGTAGATACTTTGCGACGCTTCAATCGTATTCTCGACCGAAAATCGGTCAACAGATTCAGAAAAAGTGTAATAATCCGGCTTGTATAAATGAACAACTGAGGATAGTTGCCGTTATCGGGACACTTAGCTAATGGCAAAATTTTACTTAGATTTGAGAAAATTTTACAAGTTCAGAAGACTCATAGCTCAAGGGTCACGAGGTCCGCTGCGACCGACGTTCAAGCAGTGGGGAACTCGTTATCTATCGTGGACGAAAAAGCTCTTTGATATAAAATCGAAAGGCGGGACTGCTGAAGGTGTAAGCTGGCCTAAGCTCAAACGTGTCTCGTATCGCCGGGCTACCGGAATGAATCTGAGACGAACACGCGGCGGCGGACGACGTGGACGGCGAATGCAACAAAAAATAAGAGAGAGGCGTGCCGCTGCAAACGTCTCTATTTTGAAAGATACCGGAACTTTATATAAGGCGTTGAGCGTCGGTTCTCCGGGCAATCTCTTTAAGTATATCAGTGAAGGCGTCCGCGTTGGTTTCGGCGGTCCTGCACGACACGAAAGCGGTCAAGCTAAGATTCGTGACATTGCAGTTTATCACGATACCGGAGAAGGCAAACTACCGAAGCGGCAGATATTGCATCGACCGAATCCGGAACTTGTAAATCGAATGTTGCGTGACTTGTCACGCGGAATCAACAGAATAGGAAAGAGTTTGTAATGTGGAAAAGTCCGACAGGATATAACGACCAGACTTCGACGTGGATTAACGAAGAGGACTCCTACGACAATAATATCTTAACCGGTGCGTTCACGAATATACCGGCAAGTAGCTGGTCACAGTTTTTAGAGCTTACGATAGATGCCTTAAAAACCAGCAAGATAAGATTTTATGCAACGCAGGGTCCCGGACAATTCGTAGATAAAATCGACGTCGATGTTTGGTATGACGACGCGTGGCACGATGTATATGAAGGAAGCTTTATAGACAAAACGTGGGAGGAAAAAAGTTTAGGCGGAACTTTCACCGTCATAATGGCACGTGTGCGGATGTATAACACACGTACATCAGGAGCATCCGGTCAAATTGACGAGTTTCAATTTAACATCGCGTCTGCGGTAGAGGCCGGTGAAGGCGACCCGATGACAGAGGTTCTTGATGCGTTGTGGGAATTGCTCGAAAGTCAGCCGGAAATCACCGCGTTAGTTTCAACCGGGAATCGGATTAAGTTAACTGATAGAACAAAGAAAAGTGACCCGGAAAAGGATAAGTATTCGACCAGTGACTTGCCGGAGATAACAATCGAACCCGGCGGCGGCAATATGAATGTAGCAGCTACGAACACCGGAGCACGAATCGTTCAGCGTTACGAAGTCGGTCTCGTAACCGGAGAATTACGGTTGCACAAGGTATTTTTCCCGCTCAAGTGGGCGGTCTTCAAGGCCCTTGTGTCGATTGATAACAATTTAGGTCTGTCGTACGTCCGTCGGATACTACTCGAAGATGTCGAGGATTTTCGAAATATCGAAAAAGTTCCCGGCTGGTCAGCCGGTTTTGCGATAGTCGTTGAGATGTGGTTCGAACGAGCGTTATTAAAATCATAAGTTAGGAGAAAAAAATGGCAGTAGGTGATAAGACTCTTTCAGGTCAGACATCAATTATTCTTGCACTGAACAACTATAAGGAGTTGGATTTTAACAAATTGCAAGACTCGTTGAACATTACGAGAGGTGAAAATTGGACATCCGGTACAGGTGCAAATCAGGTTCAAATTCTTTTTCACGATATACGGACCTTGGCGGACGGTGCAAACGAGGTATTAGACCTTTACGAATCAGGAACGTTAAAAGACCAACACGGTGACTTATTGACGCTGACAGCATTGAAGTTTCTATATATCAAGAATAAGTCGGCTGACGCGACCTTGCAACTTTTCGGAGGTACTACTCCGGTTGGTATATGTGCAGACGCGACGGATATTGTAAAGGTCAAACCGGGCGGTACGTTTGTATGGATAGACCCGTCGGCAGCCGGTCTTGATGTTACTACGAACAAGAATCTGAAAATTGAACACGATGGTACCGGTTCGAGTTCAATGGATGTCGAAATAGCCCTTATGGGACTTGACTAACAATAAAAAAATAGGAGATTTGCTATGCCAGATCCAATTACAGCGATAGGCGGTAATGTGACGCTTGATACCGAAGTTGCTTCGGTTCGGAAAGCTACAATAAATGAAAGAGCAGACAATCAAAAGTACGCTACCTCAGACACCGGCGGTTGGAAAAAATCCGCAGAGGGTAATAAGGATTGGGATGCGGTTGTTGAAGTCTATATGGAAGACGGAGCGTTTCCGACATATACAGTCGGAGCCGTCGTTGCCTGTACCTTTCAAACGGCTGCCGGAAAGACAAGGTCCGGTAGTGGTCGAATCCGTAGCTTTGAGAATATTGAAATCGATATTGAAGGTAGTGGAATGGAAGGCTATAGCATAAATATCGACGGCAATGGTCCTTTGAGTTAAAACCATATTGAGGTGACAGATGCCAGATGAACCGATAACCGGCATAAAAGGCAGCGTCAAGATGATAGCTGCTGGCGGAGTCCTTGCTGCCCTTGCGTCCGTCCGAAAGTTCACAGTCAATAAGCGTGCAGACAACAAGAAATATGCAACAAGTGATACAGGCGGTTGGAAAAAATCCGCAGAGGGTAATAAGAGTTTTGACGGTTCGATTGATGTATATCTTAACGACGGTGTTTGGCCGACTTGGTACGCCGGTCAGTCAGTTGATTTTGAACTGACAAGTAATACCGGAAAAACCGCGACCGGTACTGCACGGATTGATTCAATCGAGAATCTTGAAATCGACATCGAGAACTCCGAGATGCTCAGTTGTACGCTTGTTATCGATGGCGACGGTGATATTGTCTTCGCGGGAGCGTAAAAACGCGTAGGACTCGATTTAAGGCGGTGTTTGTGTTTTTCAAGACCAAATTGACTTAACGGCCTGAGAAAACGTCAAATTCGGCAATCTGGTGAGCAGAATCGGTCGAATTGGCGGTATTTTTAATAACGTAACCTATACGGGAGGTATTTATGACAAGTTTAGGAAAAGCAACGGCAGCACCGGTTGATTTTGATTTGCACGGTGATACCGTTCAGTTGTATCCGCTACGGATGAGGGACTGGGGTCGAATAGAACAATGGATGCGGACTTCAATTATAAACGCGACAATCGAATCGCTCCGGGATGCGGATTTTACGGAATCTGAAAAGCGAGAGATTATTCGTCTCGGCCAGCAGGAAGCGGAGCGGTTATGTTTAACAACCTGTTTTTTCGGCGGTGCTGCTCAAATAATACCTGGTGAGACTCCGGAACAATTTCGTGAAAGACTTACAGCGTCCGATGCTATGCAAAATAGAGCAGCTTTTCTCGACACGTTTGAAGGTATGCTTCGGGTAGTTCATCTGTCGATACGAGACGTTCCGGGCAGACACGGCAAGCCGAAATTCAGCCTTGACGGATTAGACGAAAAAATCGGCAGTGACTATGAGTCTTTGAGCAAGATGTATGAAATCATCGTACCGTTAAGTTTACCCGACATTGACGTTGTTAAAAAGGTTGAGGAAAAAGCCGAAGAGGCACAAAGTAACAGCGACAATCCAGAAAAAAAAGTGCGGACGGCAGAGCAGACACCTTCGTAGCTCTGCTTTGCCGATTAGCAGAATTTTATGAATGGGACCCGGATACCGTCGACGGTTTGACGTTACCGCAGATATTTATTTATCTGCTCGGAATTACCGGTACAACGGAATTAAGACCGTCAGCGTTCAAACGGAGTAGGCGATTTGGCTCCTTAGATGAGTATAGATTGTGGAAAGAAAAACAGAAGGGTAAATAATGGCGTTTGAACTCGGTGAAGGATATATCGACCTTACAATTCGTCGGTCAAGTTTTATGTCGTCGATGTCGTCGGCTTTAGGTGCTCTCAAAGTAGGGTTTACTCCGTTGGCTGCGGTTGCCGGTGGGATTACGAGGCTCGTAACCGGAACCATAACAACCGTCTTGCAGACGGTTCAAAGAGTCGCTGAAAGTATGTTCAGGATTCTCAAAAGACTTTCGGTTGTTATTATAGCTTACGCTACGTTATCGCTTCGGGCGTTCGGTAACTTTGAACGGTCAATGCGTCGAGCGACCGCCGTTAGCGAAGTCACATCCACTCAGTTCGAGCTTATGACTCGAATGGCTGAAACACAATCAATTCGTCTTAATATGGCGGCATCGAAAACCGCCAACGCGTTTTATTTTCTCGGCAGTGCCGGGCTATCTGCCACGCAGCAGATACAGGCGTTCGTTCCGGTCGCGACCTTGGCTAAGGCAGCGACAATGGAGATGGGAGAAACCGCCGAGATGGTCGTCGATACGATGAAAGGAT